CTGGTTGTAGTTATCGTGCCATCACTCTGCACGTAGTAGTCAGAGGCAACTGTTAGGCTAGTTTGAACCTCGTTGCGAGAACCCCACGTATTGATTGTGCCAGAAGCTCCGCTTGTTATTGCGCCAGCCGCTATGCCTAGAAGATTGGTTGCGGTGAGGTTGGATGATACATCCTTAAAGACAACAGCATACCCATCATCTGAGGCGGCGTTATCGCCATACGCAATAACTACTGCTTTATTGGTGGAGTCATATGTGGAACTGAGATAAAACGCATTTCCGGTTGAGGCAACAACAGGAGTGCCAAAGCTAATGGCATACGCACTCACTGTCCCTAGCACTACAGTTGCATCGCCAGTATTACCATTGTCTTTATAGCTTATAGCAACTTTGCCAGAAGATGTGTCAAAAACGGCAGATGTGTAGTAAGTGCTGGCAGTCTCAAATACAGTGGCAGTACCGCCAAAAGTAATAGTTGTGCCGCTAACAGAACCTACGTTAGCCGTGCCGTAAAAAGAGTTTCCTTGGTCTTGGTAAGAAACCACCACTCTCTTAGACACTGTGTCAAATGTTGTAGAGATTTCGGAAGTCGCGGCAGCTTCAAAAACTACGGCAGTTCCAAAAGTTAGAACAGTGCTAGAGTTAATATCACCAACTATTGCTGTGCCGTGATCGGAGTTACCTACATCTTGGTAAGCAATAACTATTTTGTTAGAGTTTGAATCAAAAGAACAAGAAATCCGCATTGTATTTGCTGACTCAAAAACTACGGCAGTGCCGAAAGTGGGGGTGCCACTAATAGAGGCAGCAATAGCTGTCCCGTATTGGCTGTTGCCGTTGTCTCTATAGGCAACAACTACCCTGTTCTTATTTGTATCAAAAGTGGCAGATATTTGGTCAGTATCTGCTGACTCAAAAACTACAGGGGCTGTAAAACTAATGCTTGTTCCAGAAACTGTCCCGACAATAGACGTGCCGTAATTGCTGTTCCCTCTGTCTCTATAGGCGAAAACTACCACGTTATTATTTGTATCAAAAGTGGCCGCTATGTTGTCAGTATTTGCCGCCTCAAAAACTACAGGAGTTCCATACGATATTGATGTCCCAGACACAGTTCCGACAATAGCTGTCCCAGAAGTAGTAGTTACATTGTAGCCAATAACTACCTTACCTGCGTTTGAGTCAAAGATTGGAGCTATGCTGCTTGGATTCCCAGTTTCAAAAAGAACCGGAGTGCCAGCACCCGCTGCCACAGGAGCAACCTGAGTAGCAGTCCCTGTGCTGTTAAGGATGACAGGCTTGCCCGAAGCAATATTGCCAGAGGCAACAAAGTCGGTGTTATTCTGACCGCCTCCTGCGGGAAGCAGCTCGCCTAAACTACTCATCTATACGCTCCAACCAATAGTGCCATTGATATAGGTCATAACGATTTCTGCAAAGTTCTTGTCAAAAACCAAGTCTGTGGCTGAACTGGCTATGTTAGAGCCGTTACGGGCTACGGTAAAAGTAGTGGTAGCCGCCGCGCCTGTACCATCCTTTACTACGACATAATCTCCCGCTGATGGAGAACCCGGCAAAGTAATTGTAATGCCCCCTGCTATGGCTACCTGAAAAGTTGCTGAAGCAACGGTGGCATCTCCTGATATTAAAGAAGGGGCTGGATACCCTGCGGCTTCTGCGGCAGAAGTCCATGTGCTTCCGTTAGACTTTAAAACATTTCCGCTAGTGCCGGGAGCTACAACTTGAACAGCCGCTGTTCCGTTACCTAAAACAACACTGTTAGCGGTTAAAGAACTAACTCCTATACCCCCGTTGCCTACAGGCAAAATTCCTGTTACTTGGGATGTTAAACTCACGTTTGCCAATGTCCCCCCAAGCGTGAAAGTGCCAGTGCTAGTAATTGGGCCGCCCGTAAGCGTAATTCCATTAACCGTTCCAGTTACCGCAACATTGGTTACGGTTCCTACGCCTGTCTCAGTGGGGTTAGCAAGAGCAACTATTGCTCCAGCACCCCCGCCATCTGTATAAAGGAAAGTCTTAGCGCCAGTAGCTATTGCTACTACGGCTCCCGATCCTTGTTTGATGTTTATAGTCTGACTGCCAGAGGTGGCATTTTCGATCATCCACATCTTAGAGACAGTATTAGGGCCAAGCGTCACAGTTCTAGTAGCCGTCAATGAAGCCCCAGACGTTATCTTTAAATAGAAAGATCGAGTCGGATCAGAAGCTGCGTTGGGCATTGTGAATGTTTCGTCTGAGTCTCCTGCCATAGCCTTTGTGCCAAAGCTAAACCCGTCAGCAATCAGGCTAATGTTCGTATTGGTAGAAGTTCCCCAAGTACCCGACTCATCGCCAGTTGCAATTTCTTTTAACCTTAAATCATTGTTGTAGGTTGCCATGCTAGTGCCTCAATTAAGTTATTACATCTATCCAATGTGGATTTTGATTAGGGAGAATATTTTCCCATATTAAAAGTCTTCCAACCTCACCTATAGCTGATACGCCAACAAGATTAACTACCGTTTCGGTAGTTAATGTTACTGCGCCAACCGCCGATGTTGCTGAAACGCCAGTAACAGAAACATCAATAAATAAGTCAACACTAACAGTGCCAACCTGACCAGTTGCCGCTAGGCCAGTAAGAGAAACATTTGCTGGAGCAACTATTGTTACTCCTGACACCTCACCAGTAGCAGAAAGGCCCGTTACAGAAATTAATGTTTCGCCTTGAGGAGCAGCGATTCCTACTGATCCTGTTGCAGAAAGTCCTGTAAGGGATATCACTGCATTGTGGTAAACGGTAACACTTCCTACTTCGCCCGTACCTACCAAGCTAGAAGGGAAGACAACCCCTTTAGCATCAACATTTGCTTGGCCTACTATTCCTGTAGCGGCAACACCAGTCAGGGCCACAGTAGCCCCACCCTGAACTCCCGCCGTCCCTACCTCTCCAGTAGCTGAAAGGCCAAGAGAGGTTCCCCAAGAATTTTCGCCCCAAGTGCCACGACCCCAGCCGCCATAAAGAATAGTGGCAGTCGTGTCCTCGCCCCATTCTCCGTCACCCCACGCGGCGCGGCCATAGCCAACACCAGACATTAGGCTATCCTGATAATCGCATTACTCGCATCATTTGTAGGGAAGACAATTTTAAAGTCACCAGCAGTAGATGTTTGATCGCTTCCAAAATCTAAAACTAAGCAAGTAGGATCGCCAGCGGCTGAGTCATTAAAAAGTAGTGCGCCTCTTGCGGTAAAGGTTGCCGTACCCCATGTCAAATCTTGAAAATCAGTAAAGCCCGTTGTTCCTCCAGTTGTAGGAGTTATATTCGTTAAAGACTTACCTTTTGGAGCATACCCCGTGCCTGAGATTTCATTGGCGGTAGTATAGGCTGTTGTCCCAGCATTAAACGTAGCACTATTGGTATACAGGGCTACATTAAAAGTATTGCCAGAGGTGAGCGTAAAATTATGAACCCCTTTTAAAATTTCAGCTTTGAAGCTGGTACACATGTAATTTCCAGAAAATGCCATCAGAGTCTCCTTATCTTCTCGGCTAGAGATTTTTCCCCAGCGTCTAACAAAATGTTATAAATAGTTGTTCTTTCGCTTCTTGCGCCCTGCTGAATATAGCTCAATACAACGCTCTCTATATTCCCTTTAAAAGCCTCCGCTTGCTGACGCACTATCGGGTCAGCGGTTGACGCGATAGAGACTATTTGATTCGTGCAATCAACAGCAAGCTCTTCGGGCCTAAACCCTCTCTTAGAGGTGGTTTGCACCATTACATTGCCAACACTGCTGGTAAGATCGACTGTAAACATTAGACTCTTACGCTCCTAACCATGCCTGAGCGATAGTTGTCAGTAGTATCATATCCCTCTCCCAACGATTTTAATCGACTTATCGCATCTTCAAATCTTAAATTATACCACTCCATTCCTGCGGCATCTCCTTTAAGAAAGGTATATCCTTCTACTAGACAGGCATATAGCAAAGTCATTTCAGCGTTCGTTCCAAGCCAGCTTTCTCCTGACGCGGAAAGGCTTATAGACACTGGCTCAAACATAAAGTGCAGTTCAGCCGCATAATTCGCGGAGGGAGTAGGGCCAACAATAAAGTTACTTGAGTCAAAAATACTATAATATTTAGGGACACCCTCAATAGAAGCTACAGGGTAAGCCTCTCGCATAAAATTTACATCTTTAAAAAGAAGAAACTCCGATCCAGAATTATCAATTGCTAGAGAATACGGAGCTAAAAAGTCAGTGGGCATCGCAAGATAAGGATTGCCTTTGCTCAGGTTTCCTGTGACATTCTTCCGTAGATCAGGAATCTGAGCAGTCCTAAGTATTCTTTGCTCAGCTTGCTGAATAATAAGAGGAAGATTAGCCACAAAAGTGGTTTCAGTAGACTCCAGATAATCCTGTATTGCGCTTTTTAATGTAGTAAATGTAAAAGCCATTATGTAATTACCACCGTTACCCGACCAACATGCCCAGAACAATCAAGACCAACCGTACTACTGCCTGCTGCCGTATCTCCCCCGCCTACAGGGTTCCATGCAAAAAGCTCTCTGCTTTGAGCATAACCACCATCAGGACGCGGGTCTCTGAGCGCTTGAGGGTCTGACATATTGAGCATTCCCAGCTTCCACTGGGGATTATCGACATCAACGACATCGCGACCTACTAGCATCCCATTGGGTCTGCCAGCTTCAATTTGTGGAACAAGGTCTCTTAACGGATATCTAAATCCAGTCCTGTCGCAAAATCCAAAAGCATGTTTACCGCTTGCAAAGCTGCTCATAAATATTGATACCCGCCGGGAACAACATACAAAGCCGCCTTCTCTCTTGCGGAATCAGCAGCCATTGTCCATTGCTCTTCATAATTTTCTTTCAAAAAAGGTATTCTTGCTTCTGCCTCGCGTTTTTTAATCGCAAGCATATAGGCTAAGCCAGCCACTAAACAAGGCAAAAACCGCGCCGGAACGCTCATATCTAAAGATGCCGGAGAGCCTGCGTCTTCTATCTTTTCCATATAATAATAGCCAAGCGTCCAAGTCTGAGATGCGTCTGGAACAGGCCACACATTAAAAGTAATCCCAGTAGGCGCTCTCTCGATCCAATACTGAATAGGTCGGCCCTGAAGAAGTTTATTTGTTTGTTGAGAATAAGTAGAAATAGATATTCGCTGCATAGTCAGGTCTGACTGCCTGCTGATGTCACCAGCGTTAGTTCTCATGAACGCTTCTATTACGTCTAACTTCTCATCAGTAAGAGCGTAAGTCCCTGTTCCAGCAACCAGCGTCAAAGATGCGCCTTTTACCGCCCAAAGATTAAGTCCTCGGTTCTGCCAGTCAAGCATAAGAAGGTTAAGGCTTCGCCTTGCAGTTCTATAGTCAAAACCAGAACGAGCCTCTAAGCCACAACGCTCATAAGCCTCTTCAATGATATCTCCCAGATCAAGATTAAACGCATAAGTTCCACTTGTTGCCATTAGGTGTTCCTGCCTCGTGTCTGACCTTGAACAGCCGCGCCATCGCCCAACCTGCCCCCAGAAAACATTTTTTTATTTATGCCAGCTTCGCTCATGGCAATAGCCATAGCTTGATTCCGATCAGTTACTTTTTTACCTGAGCTAGACTTTAACGTCCCGTTCTTAAACTCGCCCATAACATAGCCAACCTTTTCTTTACCTTTCATAACTCACCATGCCTTACAAGACCAGTATCTAGCTGTAAACACATCATTAGCAGTATCGCACTTATGACGCGCATGAAAGCTCTTCTTACGGGCTGGCTGATCCTTCTTGATGGTCATATTGGGATCGCCGAACCTAACAATTTTGATTTCATCGCCCTTCTTAGCAAGAACTGCTGATTTCTTGTTTTCGCCGGGAGTACGCTTAGGCTTGTTATAACCAGAAAAAGAAATGCCCCTGTACTTTATACCGCTCTTGTTTCTAGTAACATCTCTAGTAGTAGCCATAATTAAACTATTCTACAGTTTTTAACGCCCTGAACGGCCACGCCTGATCCGCGAGCTTGGCCGCCCGCGTTCATTTTGCGACTGCGGTTAGCTCTACGAGAGGTGACAGCTAAGTTGGAAGATTGATTGTTAAGAGGATTACCGTCACGATGATGGACATCTTTCCTATCTCCGTGACTTACTCGCCCGTCAGACTCCAAAGAATTTCTAGCCGCATTACGACTAGCACGATTCTTTTTTTGCTTTGAAGAAGAGTGGTAGTCATCATATTCACTGCGATAATCTCTAGCCATCAAACTGAGCCTTATAAGCTTGCTTAACTAAAGCATCTTTCCTTTCTCTGCGGTCTAGCTCTACGCCAAATTCTCTAGCAAAATCCTCAAGCTGTATCTTTGTCATCATTCTAAGATCAGTCTTGCTAGTGGGGTTAACTTCTTCAACTAGCCCTTCTGACTTTAGTGACTCGGTAAGAGCATTAAACATCGCTACCGCAACAGGATTATTATCAGCTCCCGCAGCACCGCCCATGCTTTTAAGCTTTGCTTTTGCCTCGGCGGTAGTCATTGGCTCGAATACTTTAATATCGTATTCTCCATCAGCCATTTTGATTCCAATTTGGAATACTGGGTCACCGTTATTAAAGTTTCCGTTTTGAAAAACTTCCAATTTAGCCATAATATAGTTACCTAAACAGCCACATAAGACTTAGTTAAAGTTAACAACAGGAAGTAAGCATCTCCAGCGGTAGCTCCGGTAGTGGTAATTAAGATATCCCCAGTCCTACCAGTTCCTGAATTATTTGGTATTCCATAGTCAGAAAAATCTAACTGATCTGACCAGTTCTGCAAAAGATTCAGTAGAGGGACATTGGCATTAGCGTCCCATAGCAGCTCAACACCCATTCCAACATTAGAATAGCTTATAGATTGCAGCGTAACTCCGTTGCAAACCTGATTAGTCAGAGGATCGGAGCTGAGGCTAGAAACATCAACCAAAACAACACCAGACTGACCAGTACCATCACTGATATTTGTAAATTTCAAGATAGCGCTTCTGGGGCCATCTTGGATTACTTGGCTTGTAAGTGCATCTGCCATTTGATTCTCCAAAAAGCGAGGAAAACCTCGCTATATATTAGCCAGCGAAAGGAGTCGCTAGAGTTCCTGTGCCAATACTAGTACCTTCAACATAGTATCTATTAGTAAAGGCAGCTTGAATTCTAAGACGAGTACCAGCAACACCGCCAGTTGTCGTTCCATTCATAACTATTTGATAATTGCTGCTTCCGTTAGGCTGATGAAAATGAACGCCAGCTAAACCGTTTTTAACAGACATAATACCGCCCATCATTAAATCGGCAGAGCTGTTACCTTTAATAGTGGTGCTAGTACCAGAACTTGTAATAAACAAGAAATCATAATTGATACCAGTATTATTTAACGTATTTGGATTCTCGCCCGGCCCTGACGTAATAGGCTCCATGTCATTATTAATGGTTGGGAGAGTAATAGTGAGCGTGGAGTTGTTAATAAGTATTAACTTACCAGCGTGTTTGTCGGGAGTGATTATAGTATCGGCAGTTAAGGCGATAATAGAATCTGGGCCTTGCATGTAGTAGCCGCCAAGCGCCCTAATTAAACCAAAAGAACTTCGTGATCTAGCCATGATAATTACCTCTTACGAAAGGATTCGTCTTAGCGTCTTCGTAACGTCCACTGGGGTGATGGTCGCTAAAACTAATATGTTCCCAGAATTAAATAAACGAGGAGCCGAAGCTCCCCGCTCATGCCTTGCTTTTACTTTAAGTAGCGCCGGGAGACCCGTAGATACCTAGTGGATCAGAAACACCGAAACTGTAACGCTCTCGTGCTTTGTAACGCACGTTACCAGTATCGAAATCTCCATCCATTGAAGTCTCAAGCGGAGTACGCTCGAAGTGCTTCATACCGTTTGGAACGTCAGTGATAATATACCATGCGTTATTGTCAGTCAGATAGTGATTAACTGAGTAACCTTCAGGTATAGAACCATTGTTCTTAATGGCATTGATGTCGTTGTTAGCTGTACTTGTGCGAAGCTCAGAATCAAGGATTCGCGTAGCAACAAACATCAAGTTAGGCGGAACAATCAAACGCCGTGGTCGGGCAGCGATTAGAAGTCCACGCTCATCGGTATACGCAGCAATAGAAATTATTGCGCTTTCCAGTGAGGTTTCATTTAAATCAGCACCAGTCGCAGGACGGTTAGAGTTAAATCCACCGCTGACTAGTGGGTGACCACCGCCGCCAGCTACGCCGTCATTAACGGCAGAAAACAAGTTAGTACCATCGCCAGACTGAAAGGCATTGGTAAATCCTTGGTTTAATGGAATCGCACCTTTAACTTGCTTCGTGTAAGACATAGCTCGCGCTAAGGCTTTAGTGTATCGCTGAGACAGAGAAGCATAGAGGTTATCTTCCATAGCCTCTTCTGTAATTGCGAAACCTTGAGCAATAGTTTCATGAGTGTAGCGAGCCGTAAACGCTTCTTGCGCTGAATCGTAATTGATTGCAGAGCCTTCAGGTTTGACAGGTGCAGCACCAAATCCACTTAATTTAACTTCTTCTTCAAACGAACGGTCAGACGATTCAGTTTCGTAAATCATTCTGTCTTCGTCTTCATACTTTGCGTACTCTAAGCCAAACAGGGCATTAAGACCCGGTAGTAGCTCTTTGAGCATTTGCGCTCTTGAAATAGCCATTTCCTAGCCTCCTATTATGTGCCTAAAGCTCGTCTATACTGGTGCATTCCGGCGTTATACGTCAGAAGAACATCAGTAAAAGCATCACCTACCGTACTATCTGGGCCATCAACAAACTCAAGAATCCGTAAAGGAAGAGTGTTTGTAGTTGCGGCAGTTGCGGAGTTAACCGAATTCCTGCCTCGCTGGATAGAAGTAGAACCCGCTGTCTGAACGACAGCAATATTATTGCCCAAAGTTGTTTGAGCTAGAGAGCCATTGGCTTGCATTCTAAAAACGCAATCTGGATCATCTAAAACATAAGCCATAGCGTCTGCCGCTACAGTTCCTGTGGGCCAACTTTGATTAAAAGTTGGTGTGCCAGAGCCTGCGTCTGTATAAAAACAGCCCATGAAAATTCCAACCGGAGTTAGTGTAGCTGTTCCGGCATCTTTTTCGACAGTACCTGCCGCTACTAGTTTAACAAAGTCACCATAAAAAATATTAGTAGCATAACCACTAGCTATTTTGATATGACGAACCTTGCCGGAGAAAGAACCACAAGCGCTTAGACCGCCTACTGGTTCAGCCCCCATTGGGAGTGCTGTTGTTGACATAACAATATCCTCGTTGTGAAGACAATCACATATTATCTTCGACCAAAAGTAGTCCTGCTAGAATTCTCTTTGTAAAGAGGCATCCGAGGGTCTTCTTCTCGCAGAAAATTATTGTCTACAGCATCAATCTGGCTTTTCGCTACCTTATTATAGTATTCGTCACGCTTCTCTAGTGTCTCTATCGGAATAGAGCATAAGAGCAAACCACCGTATTCTATGTTTTCGGGATAACGTGTCCCCATTTCTGCCGTAAAATCGATCTCAGGGTATTCTGATGCTATGACCGGAACCCATCCTTCTCTCATTTTCTGCGACACATTTGTATTATCTGCCTGACCTAACATTGATGTACGAATCCACCTATGGCGAATCCCATCTCTGTGGTCTGGCTCAGGTAGTGAAGACGCGGGTATCCACGCATCACTAACTCTTTTACTATTTTCCCGCGATTCTTTGCCGTGGGGTGCGCGTGTAGTTTTTTCTTCGGACATTAGCCGATCTCCTGTTTTAGCATTTGTTCAGCGTATTGTTCTACAGTAACTCCCAAGCGCCTTGCGAGAGCTTCTTGGGTTTGCGTAAGCGATACTTTGCGTGTCTTTGCTCCATTATTCCTGTTGGAAGTAGGGGCTACCACGGAGGTGTTTCTACGTTGACGGGTTGGGGCGCTTCGTTCCTCTCTACCCTCCTGAAAACCTTTGTAATCAGGGAATCTGTCACGCATTCTTTTGTTTATTTCAGAGTAATAAGTCTGAGAATCAGTGTTAGCAGTAATGCCCTCATGAAATAGATTATCATGAATAGCTAAACCAATCGCAGTCATCTCTTTATGCATTGGATTAACAGGCTGTCCCGGTTGAGCCGATGGCTGAAACCAAGGATTTTCCTGCATCCAAGCGTTTTGTTCGTGGCTTACTTCAACTTGCTGCCGAGGGGCTGGTTGTGGATTAGCCTTCTCGTATGCTTGTTGTTTAGCCTGTTGATCCAAGTTTCGTTTAAGGGAAATCGCTCTAGATTCCATGTCCCGAAGTTGAGCCTGAGCAGAATTAAGCTGCTCCTGACTTGACACTAGCAAGTCTGAGTTACCTTCCTCGTGAGCTTTTTTAAGCTCTTTCTTGGCGGTCTCAATCTGAAATTGAGCCTTGCCCTTAGAGGTCTGTATAATGGCATTTTGGCCTTTAGCTAGGAGAGCCTCATATTCTTGAAGCTTACCATGTTGAGACTTTGCCAGATTAACCGCCTCATCTCGCATGCGTTGGGCTTCCCCAATCTTGCGCTTGTCTGAGTGGTTAATTGCACGAAGTTGATTAATCCTCTTTTGAACACCCTTAGTATATGACTGCAACTCTTTGTCGCTAAAACCATCATTGTAGCTAGGGGCAGGCTCGCCAGTTTCTTTGGCCTTCTTCGGTGGCCGTTTTTCTTCAGATGGATGATCGTCAATAACCTCGATCTCTAGATTGGATTCCTCTTCAGAGGAAACAGTCTCTCCATCAGTTTTCCCGTGTTGCGTCTTAACACCAAAGAACTTGTCTTCGGATGACATACGCTCAGCAGTATCTTCACTCATATCTTCTTCGCTCATATCTTCATAACTCCTCTAGGGTCATCTACTACAGCTTCTACGCTGTCATCGTTGATAAGCCGGAATTCAGTGCCATGAACCTTAAACCGTGTGCCTGAGTATGATCTCATAATTACAAAATCACCCTCCTTGCAATACGAGCCGTTAGGAAAACGCAGTTTATCAGCGTAAGCATCTGGGCCTAGTTTAAGAACAAAGCCTACAATAGAACCAACTTCCTCAGCCTGCACAGTTTCTTGTGCCTTGAGAATGCCGCCCTCTGTTGCTTTGTCAGGTTCGGGCAAACCAATCAAAATCTTAAACCCTCTTGGTTCAGGAAGTTGATGAGGTTTACGAGCCTCTTCAGTGGTTTCAGTATCCACAGTATTTTCTTCAGTGGTTGCAATGCCCACCGCTCCTACTTTCGCTAATGACTTTACCATTAGTACGCCCCCGCACTGGAATAAGTGTCCAGAGTCACTATGCACCGTATTATACGGAGATTAGTCCTGCCCAATCTGTTTGTTCAAATCGAGTAAATCCCTTTCGGCTAACGCAAGTCCTTCTATAATTCCGCAAGCCTTTGAATATTCTTCCATATTACGACAAGCTCCGCTACTAATATGATCGGCGTACTCGTTCATAGTAATTCGTATCTTGTCATTCAAGATTTTTAAAGCATTACTACTAAACACTTCACTCATCTAGTTCTCTCTTGTCGATATCACGTTCTCGCGTAGTATCTCTTTTATTAATCATTTCTTCAATCTCTCTTTCTCTAGTGTCTACCATCAGCTCTTTCGCTATTTCCATGCCAATCTTAGCGCCAGCAAGCTTGTCCTTCGATGCTATCTTCTTCGATTCAAGTTCTTCCTGAGTATTAGTTTCTGCAATCTTAACGCCCAGCTTAGCCCCTTCGATTTTTTGTTCTGCTGCCAGCTTATCTCTATCTAAGTCATCTCTAGCCGCAGCCTTGGTTAAGTCAGCCTGAATCCTAGCCATGTCTGTTGATGCCTTGGTTTCAATCTTTATGTTCTCAAGCTCAAGCTCAGCCTTTTGCAGTTGAAGCACTGGGTCTTCAGCCTGCTCTGCCATTTGTTGTGCTTGCATTTCTTGCTGTACTCTTCCTGTTAACTGAGCAGCAGCAGGAGCTACTAGCTGAGACAGCCTGTATTCAATATCTTCTGGAAGAGTGGAATCAACCGCAGGCAATGCAACCCCAAGCTCTTTCTCAATATCTTGTCGATACTGGAAGGCAACGTGTTCAGCAACGTGAGCGGCAAGCGCAGCCTGCTTTACCTGTGCGTCAGGAGACATATTAAGAAGCTCGGCTATCTTCGGATCATTCATCGCCGAAGTGTGCGCCTCTATGTGTGCCTTGTGGTCTTGGTATATAAAAGCCATTACAGGCTTGCCGATCATCAGGTTCATATTCTCTGAAATTGGATCGGTTGGCTTTATATCGTCTGTAGTTGGAATAATCTTGTCTGCATCACGTATACCTAGCACTTCTAGCATTTGCCTGTGCAGCAGCGGCAGGTCATACATCTGCGGTGCTTGCTGAGCAAGTTGAAGAGCCGCCTGATACTGCATGATTCTTTGTGACATAGTTCCCGAATTGGGGTCACTAACCGGAATAATGTCTATTCGATCATCGAAATCCTCAGCAGTAATGGCATTTTCCACAGAGTCGTAGGGATATTCAGTGGGGCCATAGTCTGCAACGATATCGGAAAGAATCCTTAATTCTCTCTTCATTGCCGCATGAACACGGGCCTGAACGGCGCTAATCACCTTCATTTCGCGCTCAAGTAGCGCTAATGTAGTACCAACTGGGGCTTCGCCGTTGATATCGGAAGCTTTTAAGTCCCCAGCAGAGGCAAATCTACGGCCATCCTCAACAATTTCCTGAAGCATCTGATGAAGTACGGCAGATGGCTCCTTATAGGGAAGGAAAGTGATGTTATCGCGGATAACCCCGCCCGGAACGTCCACATCCCGAAACTCTCCCGGCATAATCGGAGAGTTATCCCCTTTAATACGCAATCCTCGCGCTTTTAAGCCGCCCGGAAGATTAGCCAGTGTGCCTGCGTCAACTAATTGACGCAATAATGAGGTAGCTGACTGCGTTAGCCCCCCAATCATGTGGACTAAACCGAAACCGTAGAAACCAAGGCCCGGAAGGTACTGATAATGGACAAAATGTTGACGCTTTAGCTTTAAC